AAGATATCCTCTTTTTAAAAAATCGCGAGAATCCTTATTAAGCCATTTATATTTCTTCATTAAAAAAGGTCGTCAGCGTCAAATGTTTGAGAGTTCTTGGAATATTCCACAGGGCGAGAATGGAAGAAGTCAGTGGCATTATTACCAAGCAACTCCTCCTCAAACCACATTGTATCTTCCAATAAAGAAGTGTCAACATCAAACGCTGAATCAAAGCCGATTTTTTCTAAGGAGTCATTAATTCTATTTTTAATAAACTCTTTTAAGATGTCGGCGCTGAGTCCTTTCTCATTAAATCCATTAACCATCCAATCTACAAGATAACTTTCTGCCACAAAAGCTGCTTTAGCTTCGCTCGAAATTCTTTCCTCTAATTCCTCATCAAAAAGTTCAGGGTGTTCACTTCGGATGGTGTTTATAATTTTAATACCCGCAAGAGCATGAATGTTTTCTTCGTTTCTGGTATATTTAACCTGTTGCCCTGTATCCTTCAAAACATTTCTGTATCGGTTAAACCAATTAATAACATAAAATTGACTAAAGAGTGATACATTTTCCACAAACAAAGTAAAAAGAGTTAGGGCATAAACATATTGTTTTTTGGAATCTTTGTAAAATTTGTGATTATATTTGCGGAGATATTTTACTCTCCCCTCAATAAAATCTAGTTTCAAATTTTCCTCAAAAACATCTTCTAATCCCAGGACTTTAAGAAGTCTCTCATAGGCATTATTGTGAATAACCTCAACATTAGCCATTACATAACCAAGGTCAGTTAAGCTAGGATGGGGGAGGTTATCACCTAGCTTACTCCAAAACTTTTTGACTGCCACCTCAATCTGCCCAATTGCGGAAAGAGTCCTAATAATCATCTCTTTTTCGTCTTCGTTGAGGTTGACGTTAAAGTCCTGAATATCACTACTAAAACTAAATTCCTTGTCGGTCCAAAACCCATTGTGCATTGCCTCTATAAACTCCTGCGCCCATGGATAGTGGTCGGGCTTCCTCGATACTTGCTCTTCAAAAATCATGTTAAAGGATTTTACACCTAGCTCCAATGCTGTGTCAAGTCAATTAGAAAATTTCCGAAAAAATTAATTTGACAGATGAATATTTGGCCATATAATATACCGTGAAACGGGATAACGCTTCTTAGAACTATAACGTCATAGGTTTAGTATTACGTTATTCTTAACGTAAAACGTTTTATAAATATAATATTAATATCAAGAATTGAAATTTCAGTTTTTGTGGAAAAAGGTAAAATAGGAGATATAATGGGTGCAGTGAAAAGCGACCTGAATTTAATTTCTAGAATTCAAGACGATAATGACCAAGACAGTTTGTTGGAGATCATTGATCGCCACTCTGGTATTTTTCATTCAATGGTTAACTATTTTATGTCTCACCCACAAAATGTTTTTGATAAAAATCAGATAGTAGGAGAAAAAGATTCCACTATTTATTCTGCGGCATTGAATTACAATCCCGATAAAAACACAAAATTTTCCACTCACTTAGCAAACCAGACAAAATGGAAATGCTTAAATATTCTCAATAAAAAGAAAAAAAATAGAGAAATTTTTATTGATGATGAAAATACTTACATAGAACCCCAGTGTGAAAGTTTTATTTACGATATAAACAAAGATGAAGCATTATCTGTGTTTAAATCTTGTCTTGAGGAAGAAAAAGATGAAAGAGTAAAAAAAATAGTTGACATGAGATATGGGGGCGTTAATAATAAGCTCACACCTTGGAGGTTTATAGCGAAAGAGCTTGACATGAGCATTCAGGGCTGTATTAATATTCACAATAAGTTTATCAACAAAGTCAAAAAAGAAGGAAAATATGTATAATTCAATCACAGCAGCAGCCTATTTAGTAAAAGATCCTGAAGCCAGAACTACAAGCAACGGTAAAAAAGTTGTTAATCTAAGAGCGGGGGTTTCTACCTCAAACGCTAAAAACAAATGTTTTGTTGATATCGAGTATTGGGATAAGACCGCAGAGATCGCAGAAAAATACTTAACCAAAGGAAGAGAATTTATTGTTCAGGGAGAACTGTGTATGTCTTCTTGGGAGAAGGATGGAAAAAATTTCAGCAAATACTTTATCCGTGGCAAAGACCTTCAGTTTTTGAGTTCTGGGAAAAAGTCAGAGTCAGGAACTGAGAAATCCGAAGAGTCCGAAGATTCGGTCCCTTTTTAATGAAACTTCTTATAGAGGCTCCACTTAATGGCCTAAGCCTTGGCAATGTTACCTTTAATATTGTCAGGGAACTACAAAGAAAAAACGTAAGTCTGGGTTTATTTCCTACGGGAGATATAGATCTAAGTGCTTACCCTCTCACTGATGAGATTAAGGCATTTATAGAATCAGCTATAAATAATAGGTTTGATTTTTTAAGTCCAGAGATACCAAATTTGAAGATTTGGCACATCAATGGTAGTGAAAACAGAAAAAATAAAAATCAATATCTTTATACCTTCTATGAATGCAATCAACCAACCTCGACAGAAATAAAAATCTGCGAAGCTCAAGAGAAAGTTTTTTTTAGTTCTTCTGAAGCCGCATCTCACTTTAAATCAAGTGGAGTTTCAAAAGGAACCCATATCCCTCTTGGCCTTGATGAAGATTTCAAAAGAACAGGAAAAACATATCTAAAGGATGTTACTCATTTCGGTTTAATGGGTAAGTTTGAGAAAAGGAAACACACTCAAAAAATAATTCAAACATGGCTTAAAAAATATGGAAATAATCCAAAATACCAACTTACTTGTTGTATTACTAATCCATTTTTTCAACCTAACCAGATGCAGGGCTTACTTCAAGCCACTCTTGAAGGAAAAAGTTACAGCAATATAAACTTTCTCCCTATTTTAGCTAAAAATGATGAGGTAAATGAGCTTTTAAATTCAATTGATATTGATTTAACAGGGCTATCTGGGGGAGAGGGCTGGAATCTACCTTCTTTTAATGCTACATGCTTAGGAAAATGGAGCGTTGTTCTCAACGCTACTTCTCATAAAGATTGGGCTAACGAAGAAAATTGTATTTTAGTTAATCCGTCATCAACGATGCCTGTTGCCGATGGAATCTTTTTTAATGAAACCGTTCCTTTTAATCAAGGAACTTTTCATAATTGGGAGGAAGAAGAGGCGGTGGCTGCAATGGAAAAAGCCGAATCTAAAGTAGGTCAACTTAACACAGAGGGACAAAAGTTAGCAGACAAGTTTACCTACAGCAAAACAGTAGATGCTATTCTAGACTGTATTTATAGCAGTTGAAGAATGGTGTATTTCTTGCTATAATATAAATATATGAATACTTTAATTAACACACTTTTTAATGATTTAAATGTTTTGTCACCCAGAGATCTAATGATTCGAAAAAAATCATGCGTATCTGATCAGGGAGATGTATATACCGCAGAGGTTGAATTAGCTGGCTTCAGCAAAAAGGACATTTCTATCCGAATTTCGGACGGAGTTTTAGAACTTGATGCAAAAAACAAGGACCGCTCCCAAAAATTTAAATTACATTTAAATGATTTGGTGGCAGAGGATCACATTTCCGCTGATCTTAAAAATGGACTACTTAAACTTACCCTTCCTAAAAAAACCGTTGCAGAGGCTCGGGAAATTAAAATTATGTGATGCTTCGGAGTCAGCGGTCTAGGTGTCCGCTACCACTACTGCTTAATGTAGTGAAGCTCCCCTGTGAGAAGCAACATAGTGAAAGAGGGGGTAGAAATACCCTCTCTTTCTTTTATAATGAATTATGCCTATTTATGTTTATAAACACCCCGAAGAAGAGGAATATCGTGAGGTATTTCAAGGGATGAACGATGAACATATTTATTCGGAGGACGGTGTTGAGTGGAATAGAGTATTTCTTTCACCCAATGCCTCTATCGATAATTCGGTAGATCCTTATAATAAACAGCACTTTATTGATGCTACTTATAACAAAAAAGGAACCTTGGGAGATATGATGAATTTATCAGCAGAACTTAGCGAAAAAAGGGCCGAAAAAGCGGGGGGAAAAGATCCTGTAAAAGAAAAATTCTATGATAATTATGCCAAAGATAGGAATGGAGCAGAACACCCTAACCGCAAGGGCAAAACTTACGAAAGTAAAAACGTAAAAGTTGATTACGATTAATAATTTGTTCCGCTAATCTGTAAGCCTGTGGCTTCAGTTACCTCAAAACTAAAACCTGCATTAAAATTAAAAAACTCTCCAAGGGAAGAAGAATAAGAATAGCTATTTAGTTTAGCATCATTGATTTGATAAATCATTTGTTTACCATCACCTTCCAAAACTAACTCAAAGCTATAATCGGAGTCGTTTTTCAATACTCCTGTCATAGCCCCGCTTTCCATTCCCGAAACTAGAGAAGAAACCTCGAAAACTCCCCTTGCAGGATATTGAGGTTCTCTGCCGTAGGCATAGTCACTTCCCAAGCCATAATTAGAAGTTCTGGGTATATCAACCGCCAAGGAAACGCTCTGGACTAAATGAACTCCTGATATGTTTTGTCCTCCTACTTGCAAGTTTTGCAGATTAACTGAACTTCCAGTTGAGGCTGGATTAACAACGATTGGAGCAGCGTTGCCCTGATCAAACTGAAATAAACTTAACCCAACCCGACTGTTGTTACCACTCTCCAAATTAATAGCGGGAGATTGCATGCTAGTCCCAGTAAGAGGTTCGAATTTTGTGTTTGAACAAATATAACTAGTGCTTACCTTGGGCAAACTACCTATAGAGTAAGAAAGCTGATACCTAGTGGGATAACAATTTCCAAAAGATATAGATGTCCATCCAGCCAAATCTAAAAGAGATTCATCAAAAGTTAAATTTGAAATAGCATCTTGTTCTTCATTAGGGGTTATTAAAAAATAAAAATTAGTAGATTTATCTCCTACGTTAGAAAAAAAACTAGCATACTGAGAAGTTACATTCACTGCGGCATCTCTAAAGTGAGAAAATTCTTCGTTTCCAAATTTTGGTTCGGGAATATAATCAACATTAAGTGTTACATCAGGTTGTCTAGCCATATCCCGCGTTACTAAGCCTTGCGACCCCAACTGCTTCATATCCGCTCTTGAGTATGAGATGGAAAAATTTGCGGATTGAACACCAGCATAAAGATTCAAATCCAAATTACTCGTAGAAAATGCTTCTGCACTATTTTGCACAGCAATAACAGCATTGTTGGTTTTTATTACATTGCGAGCCATCTTATGTTCCTGTTGGGATTACTCCAAGCGGGTCTTCTATGAAGTTTACAGTTATAGTGTTTGAATTATGATAATTCCATTCATGAGTCCACTCAGGACAATAATACACTTTAGGTCTATTATATACAGAAGGTATTTGATGTTCAAATCTGCGGTATCCTCCTTTGTTTTCTAAAAAGTGAAGGATGGATTTAGTTTGAATGTCACTTATATTGCTAAAAGTATAATTCATTTCAAAAGCCGCAATATTGCTATTTGTTGTGAGTCTTTGAGTAAAGGAGTTTTTGTAATTTAATACGTCAGCCTTAATGGGAACATCGTTTTGAACTCCAATATCAGGTTCAAAGAAAAAATTCTTGGTCCACATAGAAGCTGTTCCAGTTGGACTATTAGTGGGAGACGATGAATGGGTTCCTGTGCAATAGTAAAAGTTATCTAACTTGCTGGCATTTTCTGTTCCATCTGGGTTTTGTCCAGAATATATTACAGAGTATTTGGGATAATGAACACCTGCGCCCCCCCATCCTTGAAATGTCAAATTAACAAACGTTCCTCCTGACCAATTAAGCAAAGTTGGAGCTTCATCTATACTTATTCTAGAAGCCACTTCGAAGTGCTGATTGTTCACAAAATTAATTGCGTAATTATCACAATAGCCAGTGACGGTTTGATATATTCCAGAATTATCTGGAGTAAATTCCAACTGTCTATCTCCCGACTTACTCTCAAAAAACGTAGCTAATTTTCTAGCGCCCTCTTCATTGACATCATATCTAACATTAAAAGTCGCAGTTAAACTGTTAACTGAAAGTGGAATTAAATTGTAATAAAAATCATCAGTTTCATAACTGTGATTATTTCCTTTAAATTCTACCTTGGAACCATAAACAGGAGTATAAGCCATTCCTGACAGTTCTTCGGGAACTGCAATTCCTGAGATGTTTTCATCTCTATTATAAAATAATGCCTCGCTCATTGATGACCTATATAGTTAAGAGTTAAACGAGCGTTACCCGCAGCGGTAGAATTTAACTGTTCACCAACCAAAGAAGCATTTGGAATACTTAGTGACTGAAGAGTTGTCCCGTCTCTTCCTTTTATTGTGAATGTTACAGTTCTGTCTATTTTTTCTCCTAAAAAGTTATAACCGCTTTCTAGAAAAGTATCATCTACTTCTATTTGAACGCTAGCCGTATATGAAATTGGAGGAATATGTTTAACACTAACAGGGTCTTCAGACCCTATTGTATAGTAAGGTTTTTTATTTGTTGTTAATGAATAATCAAATCCTATTACTCGGTTTGTTGTGCTATTGTCGCAGGTAGCAGTAATTGAACCTTGACTCGGAACAAAAATGTTTGTATTGGTTGCTCCAGTAGCATTTATTCCGCTTGCCATTTCTCCATATGCAGTAAAGTTCGCGTTTACTTGAGGGATATTTCCAACCGCACAATTAACTGAATAACTATTTAAGTAGCCACTTTCAAAACCATACGAGGCATTATTGTTATAATTAAAACTGCCCTTCATTACATAGTCTCCCGTGAAAAACAAAACTGGGTCATCGTAAATTAAACGACGAGAAAAAGAAACTGTTTGTGAAGTTGCCCCACCAATGACAGTAAAGCCGTTTTTATATCCAAGTGGATTAATGGTTCTAGCGCTGTTGTTGTAACCTATGTCTAGAGACTCAACTCCCGACAACTCCCTAGCTGCCAGTTCTCCTCCCTGCCCAGAAATGAAAAAGTGAGCATCGTAATTTGCTGTTGATCCATACATTATGCGTTAGCTTGTCTTAATGATCCTCCAAGTCTCTTCTCTTCATCAATAACTTGTCTTACAACATCTCTAATTCTAACTGCCAAGGATTGTTCTCTATCACTACCATTACCGTCTTGTTCTGTTGAACCGTCTGAATTAACAGTAATATTAATATTACTTTCTCCTCGATTTTCAGAAACATCAATAAGCTCATCAAGTCTATTAACTACATCTCCGTTATCTCCCCCTGCCCCAGCATTCATTGCAGTCAAGTTTCCTCGGCCAATGTTTTGTGTAGCAGCAGCGTTCATTACAAACTCACCACCCGATAACATCGTTGGAACCGTGTCTACTCCTGCGGCATAAGGAATGGAGCCTCCTGTAGCTCTTCCTCCAAAGGGACTTGTTACTGAACCTCCATGGAAAAGATCTCCCTGCCTCTCGTTATTTAAAGCTTCATGCAAGAAGAAGTCAAAGTTATTTGAGGGAAGCCCTTGGACTCTCGGACCAAATCCCATATTAGGTCCACTAGATGGTGACTGAAGTTGAGCACCGCCTCCCGTCATGCTAAATAATCCCTGTCCAACCCCACCTGCTCTACTGAAGGTGCTAGGATCACGCATTCCCATGCTGCCGTCTGGATTTTTAAAGAATAAATCGGAAGGGGCTGGACCTTCAGGTCTACCCCTAAATATTCCCCCAAGACCACCAAACTTTTCTCCCCTAAATTCAAATCCTGTAAAGCCAGATTTAAATGCTTCTCCATACCCCGATCCTGCGGCGCGAGCCTCACCAAAACCTTCAGCAAAAGAACCAATTCCCGCACTTAAGACGGCCATTCCTATAGAACTCAAGAGAGCCTTTTGTTGCGCTTTCTTTTGTTCCTCATACTGTTGTAGAGCTTGGTAATGCTGAGCATAAGCTCCAAACGCTTCTTGTTTGGATTGTTGCTCTCTTCTGGATGCTGGATCTCTGGCTATTGCCCTTCTTGTCATCCTTACGCTTTGTGGTTCTAGAGCTATTCCAGCAAAATCACTACCGCTAACTATCTCATCTTTAAAACCTGATGTTCCATACTGACTTGAAAAACTCAACAAGGCTCTTGAACCAGATATAGCTCCCTGCCCAAAGCTTCCTGGGGTAAATAATCCACCCCCTTGCATTGTTTGGATTGATCCTCTGTTAAGAGCAGCCATGAAGTCAGGTCCATATCTTTCTACAGCCCCTCTATTCATTACAAACTCTCCACCTGTAAGCATAGTTGGAATATCGTCACGAACTCCAGAACCTCCGTTTATTATTCCTCCTTTATTCCTATTAAGGAACGACATTCCAAGACCAGAAGTGAAGTTCTGCATTGCGGCTCTCATGTTAGCGCGAGCCATATCCAAGAAGAAATCAGCGGCAGCTTTTCTCAACGTGGAACCTAAGTCTTCTCCTTTTGCAATGGCATCTACGAGACCATCTGAAATTTTATCAGTAAATGAAGTTGCAGATCGAACTAATCCATCAGTCAAGTTGTTTTGAATCTCAGCCTGACTAAACACAAAAGCATCTTCCATTTTTGCGGCAAGACTGTCATTAACTTCTAACCGTTCTTTTTCTAGTTGAAGTATTTGTTCCTTAATTTGTCTTACTTTTTCAGAATCAACCCCTTCCGCCTTCATTGCATCGGCAAGTTGAATTTGGAGTTCCATCTGTTGACGAACAACATCATCCTCTCTCTCAATAGACCTTCTACCTGCGCGAGTTCTGCTAAGGAATTTTCGATCCTTCCTTTCTTCTATCACCGCATTGGCTGTTGCCCTAGCTGTATCTCCAGAGCTTCCACTTCCGTCTTTCCTCTCATTTGTTTCGAGCATTCTATTCAAACTCGAAATCATATCGGAACCAGACCTAGCAAACAAAAAGTCAAATTTTAATTGTTCTGTTGCTTGGCGTAAGCTATAAGAAAAATCACTTAATAGTCGGCTTAAATTTTTGAAATTGTCAGACAAGCCAATGCTTGTATTGTTTATATCTTTAGCTCCTTCGGCTGCTAAACCACTTGTTTGTAGCTTGACGATTGCTTCGGTAATAGCTTGAACTAAGTTCTTAAATGCAATTGATTGGTCTTCGTTTTTGAAGTCTATCCCCAACTCTGCTGGATTTTTTAATCTACCCTGAACTTTTTGCAAACGAGCAAGCTCGGGTATATTTTCATTTGTGAGAATTGAATTAATTGTTTCAAAACCACCAGAAAGACCTTTAAAAGTCTTTAAAAATGTTTGAATTTCTGTGTTGACATCCTTTACAGAATTTATTTGCTCATCCGATATATCTAAATCTTTTAATTCGTTAAGAAGCTTTACTTCTTGTCTTCTAGTTGTTACTGGATCTGCTCCTCTTTGACCTCGATTCCTTACTTCGCTTAATTCGGTTTCAATTTCAATTCTCCTTCTTGCGCTTTTAGTCGTTTTACCAAAAGCTTCTTTTCTCGCTGACAAAGTAAGCTCTGCTCTTGTTTGTTTCAAAATATCAAGAGTATCTTGATCTAGCCTTTTTTGTTTAAATCCAGCTTCTATGTTTTTGTCTCTTTCATCTTTTTGACTCACAAGATTGGTTATCATCTCCTCAAAGACCTTATTTAATTCTGTAGCCTCAGTTCCTTCTGCTTTAGCCAATACTAGAATTTCATCAAAAAGTTCTTTTCTTTTATCTGCTTTCTGTAAATCCTCGGCACTCATGCCTTGAATTTTTTTCCTAATTAAATTTCTCTGCTCTTCGCTCACCTCTAGGAGTTCGCTGGCGTTAATTTGTTTTATAACCTGCGCCCCAATGTCTAGATTTAACTTCTTGCTATTACCCTCAAGAGCTATTTTTTTCTGTAAAGAAAGTAGACCTTTAGCACTAAGAGTGTTTAAAGCCTGTCCCGTAGCTAAATCTTTTTCGTTATCTGAAATTCTTTGAGATTTAATTTCATTAATTTTAAGCTCAGTAGTTAATTGAGCTTGAGCAATATCTGCTCTCATCTGAGCTACGCGCCCTAAGCTTGTGTCCCCCTTCTTTGTTTCTTTTTCCAGCAATTCCTCAGCCATTGCTTTTCCTGCTCCTTTTTGAAGAGTAATTCCTTTGTCTTCGGCTTGTTTTTCAAATTGTTCAGCAAGCACAGTAACTATTCCAGTAGTGTCTCCTCCAAGCATTGAACCCATTCCTTTGCCGCCCCCCCTTGGATCAAAGGCTCCAAGGCCACTCAGTTCTTTTCCTTGGCTCTTTGCAAATGCCCTAGCTCTTCCTAACGCAGCAAGCCTCTTTCGATCTTCAGGGCTGACCTGATTAAGTAATTGTTGCTGTATTCCTGATACATCAACTTTTGATAAATTAGCAAGCGCAGTTCTTCTATCCTTCGCTTGCTGCATACTTAATTGATTTTGTCTTGTAGTAGTCCAAGTCTGACCATACATTCCTCCTCTGGTAGTGGTCGTTCCCGCTTCTTTATTAAATCTATCTATTACTGCATTTATGTCTGCTTCAGATCTTCCTCCAAGGAAAGCTTGCTTAACTAGTTCAGATGTTTGATCTAGTTGTTTCTGTTCAGATTTGTTAGATATACCCGCAATGCCAGTTTTACCTATACTCTTCCTAACTCTTTCCTGAACCTCTTCTGCTCTACCTTTGAGACCCTCTTTAAATTCATCTGGAACTTTTAGTTCGCTTAATTCTTTAGATGCTCTTTTTGATGATTCTGCGACTAAATCAGCCCCTCTTTTATATTCCGCAGCCGTTCCTGCACTAGCATCTCGTATCAAATTGAATATTTTTACTGCACCCATTACAGCACCAGCAGCAAGCCCCACAGGACCAGCAAACCTTAACAATGCACCACCAACCATTCTTAGCGGTCCCATAATCGCACTCATTGCACCCCTACCTCCCAATCTTGCCGCTGTTCCAATTTTGCCTTGACCTAAAGCCCCTCTAGCATTACGAAGATCAAACCTACTGCCTCGTAGTTGATTTCTTCCCCCAGTCATAATCTGCGAGCCAGTCCTTCCACCAACGGTTCCCCTTCCGATTAGATTGGCTCCAATATTACCCATCCCTCCAAGTGCCTGACTGCTCATAAACGCAATCATGGCAATATTCAGAGCTTGCATAGTGCCAGCAACCATTTGGTTTTTCTGAGTAACCTCTCCTAGAACTCCAGACAACATACCAAAAGCCCCTTGAAGAACGAGCAACTTAGTCATCAAACCTCCAAATCCTGCGTCAAGTCCACCATCACCCCCTTTTACCTTGGCAAAGTTTGGAATTGCTCCTGTGGGTTCGTCACGCATATTCGTGACAGCTAAGCCCATTGGGTTTCGAGAATTTCTAAGAGATGAGTCTTGATTTACTCTTATCTGATTAACTGGAATCCCTGCGGCAGACTCTCTTTGTATTGCGTTCTGCAATGGACTTTCGCTATAGTTCGGAATGAAACCACCCGCCGCTCTTTTTACTCCAAATCTTTTGTTTGGATCTTTTCGAGCTAAGGATAAAATGTAAGATGTTTCTTTTCGGTCATTAAGAGCCTTAGTAATTATAGTTCTGACGGCATCGTTTGACGCTGTTCTTTTTGCGTCTGCTCTTTGCAAAACATTAGAAAAGCCAAATGAACGTTTGAATGCATTATCAGCGGTTCCACCTTCTTCAAAATCAAAAGGCGCTCTTTCCCCGACATGACTCTTGAATTCATCTATCGCAGCCGCGCCCTTGGTAACCAAGTTCACTGCCGATTCAAAAATTCCACCCTCGACTGAACTTGAGAATAAAGCAGAAGATCCTCCTTTGCCCGTTATTGATCCAAGCTTTCCTTTTATTTTGGTAAGCTCATCGTTTTTAAAAGTTTTACCTACAAGATCAGAACCATACTTTAAAAGACCTGAGGCAAAATATCTTCCTATTTTTCTTCGGTTCTCCGAAGGATTCATACCTCCTTTTTGGTTCTTTTGCATATCCTGCAAACTCCTTATCTGGATTCCGCTGAATTGAAGGTTTGAAACACCCCTTCTTTGAAGCAGTCTAGCCCCAAGGCTTTTTTCACCAGTGATATTCATACTGGCGGTATCTGTAACCTTTCCTGGGAATAGAGCAGCTACCCCATATCTTTGAGCGGGGACATTTAAAACGGTGCTGGCTCCAAGTAAGCCCATTGCAGCTTTCTGCCTATTGGGATCTCTTGATTTTTTAGCAGCACCCTCAATAACCGACTGGCGTTGCCCCTTTAAAGATTTGGTATAATCGGCTACACTTCTAAACCTTGCAAAATTAGGAATATACCCCGCTGCTCCAGCGCCAACTCTTCTGGCTCCCGCAGGAAGACCTGTGGTTTGAGCCATTTCTTGAGTAAAAATTGCTGAACCCCCACCCGCATAATTAGGAACTACAAATTCGCTACTATTAGCGATCATTGTCCCTTTTTCTCCACCACCAAAAGCAAAGTTAGGAATGGTTACGGGGCGAGCGTCTGATGGTGCTCCACCTACTCCCCTGTTAATATCTTTTTGTTCAGCCAATCTTGCTACCTGAGGAGAATTTCCTCCATAGCCTCTGACTTGGTTGTAATTAGGAATAAATCCCTCTGCCCCTCTTTTTGCCCTCATCCCTCTTGTTCCCGCTACAACCCCAGGAGTTATACGAGATGCAAGACTTTGCATCTTAACCATTGTCGCTAACTGCTCATTTAAAGCGACTGTAAAAAACTTAGTTTGAGCTACACGTTTCTGCTCTGTGCTCAACGTGCTATTTTCAATAGATAAAATTTGCGCTTGAATACCCTTATTGTTTAAAAGAGTATGTGCTATCTGTCCTTGCGTAGCAGCAAGGTCTTTCGCGGTCTTATTTAAACCAAAGAAAGTTTGCAAGGAAGTAGTTCCAAATCTAACTAAATCAATAGTAAGTTTGGCAATAATAGCACCAAAGATAGCTAACCCAGGCCCGCTAATAACATTACTAATTCCCTTAACAATACCTCGCGCTAAATCGCTACCTATACCTTCTCCTTCTAAAACATTTTTGATGTTACCTACTAGAGAATTAAAGAAACCAAGAATATTTTTTAAACTATCCGTTACGCCAATCTTCCCCAGAGTGTCTGCTAACTCTTTAAGGTTGACTGTCGCTTGATTAATAGCAGTTGATAGAGTTTCGTTGAGTGCAATATTTCGACCATAAGCCTCATTAGTTGCTGCCGCTGCGATTTCAGTGACCTTAATCGCTGTAGAAGTTTTTTGGTTATAGTCATCAAGGATGGCTAAAAATGGAGCAATTTGGAATTTTCCAACTAAACCCTCGGCAATTTGAAGCCTTCGTGCATCGGGAAAGTTTTCTAAAGTTTTAGCGAGATTTTGAATCAATTGAGTTCCACTCAATACGTTTCCAGAAACGTCACTGATTTGAACCCCAAGGTTTTGCATTGTTCTTAACTTATCAATGCTTTGTATTCTTGTGAAAATTGTTTTAAAGGAGTTACCAATGACTGCACCTCCTCGGGCAGTTTTTTCTTGGACCGCAGTGATTACTCCAACCAATTCATCTAGACTAACTCCAGCCTGAATAGCAACCGCGCCTGAACGCTTAATACCTTCGATTAAGTCTCTCTCTGAAACCGCAGCACTTACAGCAGCAGCCGAAAGCTTGTTGAGAACTTCTGCACTGGTTACTCCCTCTCTATTAAAAGAGTTAATGGCCGCAGTAAGGCCAGCCACCGCCTCTGTTGCCCCTAAGCCAGATAAACGACTTAAAATCAATGCATCATTTAATCTTTTCTGAACTTCTTCAGCCTTCAGACCTTGACGGCTGAGTTCTAATGCTGCTGTAGCAACTGTGTCAAATGACTGCTCGGTGTTTTTAGCTACATCAAAAATTTCTTTTTTAAATTGCTGTAATTGCTGACCAGTTTGTCCCAAGATGCTGTTAATAGCAGTCATCTGTTTTTCCACCTCAATGGTGGTAGTAATCAAATCTTTAAAGCCTCTTGTAACGGCTGACAAAACTCCTACAGAAGCTCCAAATGCCAACACCCTTGCGTTGGCGGCTTCCATGGATTTTGTGAACTGGTCTGCCTTACCCGTAATACGCCCCAATGGTTGAGACAAACCCTCAACACTTTTGGCGCTTGTCCCTAAATTAATTTGAAGATTTCTACCCGCTTTTTTAGCCGCAGCTTGAATGCTGGCTTCTAGTCCTGTTACTGTTGCTGGTATTTGAAGTGGCATATCCGTAAACCTTTGTTGTATTTACACAAAGATTTACACATCATGCCCTGCTAATCGCATCATTTGTTGCATGTTTAGCTTTCCACCGTGCTTTTCAGCTTCTTTACCAAAATTTGTTTTTTCTGCATCTCCACCTAAATATTCGACATCTTCTTTTGTGGCTCCAAAAACCATGGACACATCCGCATCATCTCTAAGACCACTTCTAGCCTTACTGGAGTCTCTATTTCTTTGGGATTCAGAATATGCTAAGAGTTGTTCTGGATTTTCTTTAATAGTATCGGGAATGTCTTCTGTGTATTGGAAAATATTAAAAAACATCTTCCCAAAAAGAACTACTTTTAGCTGAAATATGGTAAGCTCAGTAATAGGTTTTCTATAAAATCCCGCCGCATCTTCGCATAAAGATAAATACATACTGAAAAATGGTCTCAACACAGCTTCCTGTATTCGGGCATCTGTTAACCTATGATGTATCTCAGAACTAATATCTGTAATTATAGAAATTTCCCATGATTCTAAATTACCAAACTCTTCCTCCGTATATAAATGTTCGGTAAGTTCTTTATTTTTAAACAATAAAAATCTTAAAATTTCATCCCCGCTTCTGACTGTGGCATAATCTTCTGCGGTTTTACCCATAACTTCTGCCCTATTTGCTTTTAGTTCTATTAACTCAGTAGTTCTTTCTTTAATAGTTTTCTGTATAGCTTCTTGCTGGGAGGGTAAAAAAATACTTTTAACTGTTCTTTTTAAATTCTCTAATTCAAATTCTATTCCCGCTATTTTTGCATCATCTTCTTCGGACCAAATTCCCTCTTCAAGAACATATTTTATTCGTTCCTTTTCAGTATCCAAGCCTTTGGCTAGCGCCAAGTCTTTATATTTTTCGTAATACTTATGAAGATATCTTTGATCTCTGATATTCATGTGTTTTACAAACACATTTTTATCATTAATAGTTGCCTCGGTATAGCCATCAAAAGCTTCACCGATTAGAGAGATATAGAACTCTTCCTTCAAAGATCACCTTTTTCCATGTCCTCGATAAGTTTATTAAACTCCTCGGGACTTGAGGCTTGATTGAAAAACCAGAAAGCTAAGATAGTGGTAACTTTTTTAACCACTGCTTCATATAATTCTGTTAACTCATCCTCTTTTAGATAGTAGTCTTCCATTTTTTCTTCAAAGGTCTCTCCATTAAAATATGGAACAGGCTCATCTTCTTTTTCGTGCTGAATATGAGTGAGCATCAAGGTATACCATAAAAGTAGTCTATTTTGAGCCTTAACATCAGCCGTGTGATCAAACAACGATTGCATTGCTGATTCCGCTTCTACGATTTGTCGCTTCGTTTCGGCTAGCTTAGTTTTAATTTCTTCGAACTTTTTCTCCTGCTTTTCAGTTCTTTTTTCAACAATTTCAAGACGAGCATACTCATTTTGAATATCAAAAATTTCCCTGTAAAGCTTTCCGTAATCCTTTGCATCATCCTCACTCCAAACACCACCTGTATCGCTGTATTTTTTATACAACATTGCTTTTGTTAAAATTCCTCTTTTGACACAGCGACTCATTTCTACTGAATATTCTAATTCAGCATCTTCTAGCTGCCTTCTGGAAGGACGTTTGATTCTAACTTGAACAGGAACCTTTTCCTTAACCCTTTTAGTAACAGTAGTCTTTTCTCCCGTTTTTTTATTTTTTCGGGTGTGAGTCTTCTCTACTTCTTTCTCTTCTTCTAAACCAAATGAGTATAATTCTTTAAATTTCATAACCTTAATCCTGTTTAAAAACAAAACTTACTGTGTAATTATTGAGAGATGAATCAAAATTTCTAATACATTCGTTTCCAATATCTAAAATTCTTTTTCTAATCCAATTTACTTTTTCTGGAGTAAAGTGATTAGCTGTATCTATAACGGGGTGATAGTCGGGCGAAATGTGCTCATATAGCTTCTCATAGTGAAAGTCATGATCTTTTTTCATGTCTTCTACCATCATAAGCATCATTTTAAAAAGCCTAGAAATCTCGTCGTTTGAGTTTTTGCTTAAATTTTTTTTTGCGTCCATGCCTTAATCCTATCTTATTATATAATTAAAAGTGTAAAAATCAATATGGCAGGATTTTTATCACAAGATCAAATAAACAAAGTCCAAACCTTAATGGGGACTTTGCATACTACTTTTGCTAGGACTATCACTGTTTATAAGAACGCAAAGAAGACGCTGATAGCATCTACAAATTCTTGGAATTCGCTGTATAGGCGAACCAATACTGGCTCTAATAGTTCTGTAGAATACACCACGGTGTCCTCGACTTTTGAAGCTAGAATTTACTATGATGATATGGATACGGAATATTTAACTGATGATGGTCCCACAGAACAAGCAGGAACACAAAACAAAGTTGTAGTTCCTGATGGCACGGTGAGAATTGTAGTAAAACAAGATGCCTATGATTATCTGAGCGAAGCTCGTAGAGTGGAATTCGACGGAACAAAATTCATCATCGAAAGCGATGGTAAACCTAGAGGTTTTACTTCAAATCAATTTTATACCTTCGTTCTAAGCCCCGTAGACTCCTAATGGCCCTTCCACTAGATGTTAAAAATGCTCTTTTGCGCCAAGTCCCAAAATTAAAAAGAAAGGACATAGAGGCTCAAGCTAGAGAAAAATTTAAAAAGATAAAAGGGGAAATGATACAAGAGTTTTTGGATAATCCAATTACTCAAGAAATCATAGCTGGCCCCTCAGGAGTTAACATCAGCGGAACATTAGGTGGAGTGAGTAATCTTTTTGCCTTTATCGGTTTTAACGAGGGAGAAGACCCAATAGCCCCCATACTAATTCTCCTTGAAAATGTAAATATGCAGTATAACAGAGAGATAAGGAGGGGAAAACCTGGAGTTATGTTTAAGGTTAACTTGCCACGACCAGAAGAGATTTTTGCTATAACTCCTCTTCCTTGGGCGACAGGGAGAAGTTGGGCAGAAGGAATAGAGAGAGGACTCTCTGGTTTGGGCTATTTATTGAGAAAAAACAAGGGTAGATCGGGTGCAGCGGTTCAAAGTCGTGTAAGAAAGGTGAGAGGTGGGAAGTTTAGAAACACCCCATACATCTCTAGTTTGCTAAAAAAATACAAACAACGATTTAAAGATCTTAAATGATTGAACAATTCCAACATAAGTTAACTACTTCTTTTTTCCTCTGGTTCGATAATTTCTTACTGGACAAGGGAGAGGCTTATACAAATAGCACAGGAGAATTCTTCTACTACGATGATCCTCGTCTTGATGCTACTTATAAAGCCTATGGTAGTCCCTATAAACAATGGGTAACGGATTCCTCAATTAAAGGTGCTACCATCCCAACGGGAGTATTTATTAATGACAGCTTCTCGGGAAGAAATGACGGAGTTGTATTAGATTTCGATAATGGAAGAGCTTTGGTTTCGGGATCGACAACAGATTCCTCTATTACTGGAGAATTTGCAGTCAAGGATTTTAGTGTTTATCTAACTAATGATACAGAAGACGACTTAATTGTAGAAAGCAAATACACCCTTAACTCAAGGCTCCCATCTGGCCCATTAACCTACATTAAACCTTATGATGATGTAGTTCCCGCTATTTTTCTCTCTATCTCAGACACAGAAAACAAACCTTTCGCTTTTGGGGGAATGCAAGACACTTGCATTCAAGCAAAAGCCGTAATAATGGCAGAGGACACCTACCAGTTGGATGGAGTAATGTCTATATTTATGGACTCCGTTAACGAAGTTATTACCTCTATTCCCATGAGTGGATATCCAATCACTGAGCTTGGGGATTTAAAAGGAAATAATTTTAATTACACAGGTGTAGAAGCAGATTATGAGGGCGAAACAAAGTTTTTTGTGGATAAAGTAAAATGTTCCAAATTAAGTGATAGAACAAGAAATGTCTTAGCAAATGAATTATATATAGGATTTATTGATTTTGACATACAACAACACAGATATCGCTTCTCTTAATTTCATATTTTCGTATTAAAAATGTAAACAACAGAAAGAATCTTTTATCATGGCCAATAGAAACAGAGTAATTTACCAATCAGAGGGTCTATACGTTAGTAAAAACGCTTCAGATACAACATCAGCGAATCACGAACAATTAGAGCGTGTCCAAAGTGCTAACTATAGCTACACAATTAACAGACAAGACGTTAACCAATACGGAGAGCTTGCAAGGCTTGACTCTATTGTATTAGATCCGCCTACTGTTAATGTTGATTTTAGCTATCTACTTACTGATAGTTACAATGAAAGAGCCTTGGGTTTCTTTGTTCAGCAGAGTGGAACCGCAGACTCTCTCGTAGGCGTTCCCAGCCAAACAGCAAATACAGAAGGTAACTTTGCTTCTGGTCACATGGTAGCTCACTCTGGAGTTAATGTTTTTATCGTTACTTCTCCTGATGGAGTTGATCTTAATAAAGATCCATCTGAACTTTTAGACGCTTCCGACACCATCATTGGTATTGGTAACTGTTACATTTCCGATTACTCTGTAGACCTTTCTGTAGGAGCACTTCCTACAGCTTCGGTTACTCTGGAGGGGGCAAACATGAACTCCAATACAAGTGGAACTAATTTTCAAAGTCCTGCAATTAATCAGGAAAATGGCCTCCCACTTGTCGGAGCA